ATTTGGGATTCATGTGCATTACCTGATGAGGATGATATATTTGAATAAATCCTTATGTAAGCCTAGATGGGCATCATTAAGAGATGAAGCATGTGATACAGATGGCGACAAATTAGCCCAGGTAGCAAACCTTTTGGGTTTTGAACTTTTTGATTGGCAACGCTATGTAGCAGATGTAGGTTTAGAAAAAGATGCAACCGGTTTATACAAGTATAGATCTGTATGCGCACAAGTTGGTAGGCAAAACGGAAAAAGCAAACTTATTGAAACGCGTATTGCCTTTGAGTTATTACAACCTAAACGCCATGTGGCTTATTCGGCACAAGATCGTAATATGGCTAAAAGTAAGTGGGAAGAACATTTATTAAGTTTTCAGATGTCGCCTAAGTTTGCTAAACGCATTGCCAGGGTATCTAGAGTAAATGGCAGTGAAAAGATTTATATGCGCAATGGTTCTACCTATGGCATTGTTACACCTAATGACAAAGGCGCACGCGGCCTTAGTCTAAATCTTATGGTCATTGATGAAGCATTAACACATCCGCTATCTCTTATTGCAAACTTACAACCAACACTTGCAACTAAACGCAATGGTCAATTATGGATCTTGTCTAATGCTGGCAGGCCGGGTGAATCTGAGTTATTAGAACATTACCGGGAGATAGGCCATAGAGAGATTGCAGAACCGCAAAACAAACTGGCATGGTTTGAATGGTGTCCGGAATCAGATGAGTTTGATTACATGAATGAAGAAGTGTGGTATCAGGCAATCCCTTCATTGCATGAAGAAAAAGGCGTATTGCTAGATGCCGTTAAAGAAGCGGCTACAACTAACAGCCCTGAGATATTTACAAAGGAATGGTTGAATGTGTGGCCAGCCAAAGATGCAGTACAGGTCATCAATACCGAACTTTGGGATTCATTGGCTAGAACAGATATAACTATTGGCAACAAAATTATCTTTGGCGTTGATATATCGCGTGAGCGTGATCGTGCTTCTATTGGCGCATCAGGCCTAGTTAGAGATTTTACGCCGGTTGAGTTGATTGAGTGTAAAGAAGGTACATCATGGGTATTGCCACGCTTAGTTGAGTTATGTAAGAGATACAACACTAAAGTGGTAATAGATACCGGATCACCTGCCGCTTCATTGATTGCAGAATTAGAAAAGCAAAACATTGGCGTAATGTCTATACACTTGCGTGATTATGCCAGGGCATGTGGTTCTTTTTATGATGCAGTACAGGCCAAGACCATTACCCATTTGGATGATCCTAATTTGAGATCAGCCATTATGGGTTCTACTAAACGGCCATTGGGTGATTCCTGGGCATGGAATCGCCAAAGCACAACTAACATCACACCATTGGTAGCGGTAACACTGGCACGCTATGGAGTGGTAACAAAGATAGAAGATCAGCCGGTTGCAAGGAGTAAAATCTACTAATGAAATACATACCATCAGTTTTACAAATAACAGGTTCTTTACTAATAGTTGCAGGTGTCGCAACAATTAACCCACTGGTAGCGGTAATATTATCAGGTGCATTTTTAGTTTTATTTGGTATTGCTTTGGAAAACAGAGGTAAATAATGCTAGGCCGATTGCTTAAAAGACAAATACAACCTTCTATGGTTTATACATCTTCAGGCTACATAGATTCTTTAGGCCGTGTTGGTAGATTCTTTGAAGGTAATTGGGCAGGTGCTTATGTAGATCAAAATACCGCTTTGGGAATCCCGGCTATCTATCGCGGTATAACTTTAATTAGTGATGCCATTGGTGCATTACCGCTTTGTGCATACCGCAATAAGCGTGAAGTAAAACCAACGCCAACAATTTTGTTAAGGCCAGTGCCTAATGAAACGCGCATGGAAACAATTAGTGCAATGGCGGCGGCTTTAATTATTCATGGTAATTATGTTGCAGTTCTTGGTGAGCCAGGTGCTAATGGTTTGCCTGATTCAATTTACCCAGTTGCACCTGATCGCGTACAAGTTACAAGGGAAAAGGGTCGCACAATCTACCGCATTGATGAACGCGTATATGATCAATCTGAGATCATGCACATTAAAAACTTTACTATGCCAGGTGATTTAGTTGGTAAAGGTATTTTGGCAGTTGCAAAACAAGCATTAGGTAAAGAGATTGCAATCAACGAGTATGCATCAAGATACTTTGATGGTGGTGTAAATCCAACAGCGGTAATTAAATCTGCAAACCCGGATCTTACACAAGAAGAAGCGGATGCACTAAAAACTGCATGGATGGCAATGTACTCATCACGCAATAGATCGCCAGTAGTTATGAACGCATCAACTGACTTTGAAGTGTTAAGTTCTAATGCGGCTGAATCACAATTAGTAGAAGCACAAACCGCCGGGCTTACAGAAGCGGCAAACATATTAGGCCTACCGCCTTACTTCTTAGGATCACCTAATTCAAGCCGTACTTATTCAAATGTTGAGCAGGAAAACTTGCAATTGATTAAATGGTCAATACAGCCAATAGCCGAAAGAATAGAAGCAGCATTTTCTGATTTACTAGTGCGTGGTCAAACAGCGGCATTTAAGTATGATTCATTATTAAAAACTGATACTGCAAGTAGATATGATGCTTATGCAGTTGCCTTATCTAGTGGATTCCTAAGTGTTGATGAAATTAGAGATTATGAAAATCTTGATCCTATGGATTATGAAGAAGGCGAAGATGAAGAAGAAGATGAATCATTACAAGATGATGCGGTAGATACAGTAGAGGATGAAAACTATGTCAGTTGAAAAAATAGAAAATAGAAGTTACTCAGTTGATTTAGAACTACGAGCCAATGGTGATGGTCGCACTATATTTGGTATTGCCGTGCCTTACAACAAAGAACAGCGCATCACTTCTACCATGATTGAAGTATTTAGAAAAGGCGTGTTTGCAGAAGTAGTGAAAGCACCGCACCGGGTCAAATTGCTTAGGGGTCATGGTGAAAACAATGTTTTAGGCCGTGCCACATTACTCAGAGAAACAGATGAAGGTTTGTATGCTGAATTTAAGATTTCAAAAACGCGTGAGGGTGATGAAGCATTAGAGTTAGTAAAAGATGGCGCATTAGATCAACTATCAGTTGGATTTATGCCAATAAAAAATAAAAAGCGTACAGATGGTGTTATGGAAAGAATTAAAGCACACTTAGCAGAAGTATCACTTGTAACCTTTGGTGCTTATGGAGAATTGGCCAGCGTTACAGGTATGCGTGAAGGTGCGCCACAATTGACACCTAGACTTGATGAAGCAAGGAAAATCTTAGATGCCATACAGCGTAATAAATAATCATCCTGAGTGTGAAGGGTATGCAGTAGTTAAATCTGATACCAATGAACTAATAGGTTGCCACAAAACGCAATCTCAGGCTGAAGATCAATTGACCGCAATTAACATTTCAGAGTATGGTGAGAATCGTGCTGAAGGTTATGCGCCAAATGAAGGCATGAAATCAGAAGCGCAAAAAGGTTTAGATTGGCGAACTGAATTTGGCCGGGGCGGTACAGAAGTTGGTATTGCTAGGGCTAGGGATATTGTTAATGGTAAAAACTTATCTTTAGATACAGTGAACCGCATGGTGTCATTTTTTGCTAGGCATGAAGTAGATAAAAAGGCAGAAGGCTTTAGCCCAGGTGAAGAAGGTTATCCTTCCAATGGTCGCATTGCCTGGGCATTGTGGGGTGGAGATGCTGGCAAGTCATGGTCAGAACAAATTGCTAATCAAAATCGCGGTGAAGACAAAACAAGACTTAACACTGCCCTACAAATACTTCAAGAATTAAAAAAAGAGATATAATCTTACTAAGTCGTAGAACACCTAACCCCGATTATCGGCGCGTTACACCTTCTCACTAACACAACTAACTATTAGGAGAAAAATGTCAAACACATTTCTTGCTTCTCTACGCGAGAAGCGCGAATCAAAGACATCTCTAATTCAGGCAACTTTAGATCGTGCCGCTGAGGAAGCACGCGATCTATCCGAAGTTGAGTTGGCTAATGTAGAAGCCCTTAACCTAGAGATCAAGAAGTTGGATGAGAGAATTGAGCAGATGTCTGATATTGAAATTCGCAATCAAAAAGCCGCTGAATTAGCCGCTAAAGTTGATGCAAACATTGAGCCAAAGAAGGAAGCACGCGCCGGTGGCTTTATCGTTACCAGTGAAGAACTTACCTATTCAGAGAGATCAAAAAATGATTTCTTAACTGATGCACTAAAGGCACAATTCAAAACTGATGGTGATGCTAGTGCGCGTATTGCACGCCACCAACAGGAAATGGCAATTGAGAAGCGTGCAGTTGGTACATCCAATTTTGCAGGCTTAGTAGTGCCACAATACCTAGTTGATCTATACGCACCATTAGCACGCGCTGGCCGCCCATTTGCGGATGCCGCACGCAAGCATCAACTACCAACACAAGGTATGTCAGTAGTTATCTCTAAGATCAACACTGGCACAATCACTGCATATCAAACATCACAAAACACAGCCGCAGTATCACAAGATATTGCAGACACAACCCTAACTGTAAATGTAAATACAATTGCAGGACAACAATCAGTATCTAAGCAAGCATTACTACGCGGATACAACATTGAGGGTATTGTTCTAGGTGATTTGATCCGTGATTACCACACCAAGTTGGATAACTCACTTCTAAATGGATCAGGATCAAATGGTCAACCATTGGGTCTATTAAACATGACAACTGGAGTTCTAGTAACTTACACCGCTACAACCGGTACAGTTGCAGGTCTATATCCAAAGATCGCTGATGCAATTCAACAGATTCAAAGCAATATCTATGTAAATCCAAATGCAATCATCATGCACCCACGCCGCTTAGGATTCCTATTGGCTGGAGTGGATAGTTCTAACCGCCCATTGGTAGTGCCACAGGCATACAACCCAATGAACGCAATTGGAACAGGCAACGGCACACCTACTTATGGTAACTCAGGTTATTCAATTCTAGGATTGCCAATTATTGTAGATGCTAACATTGCAACAAATGTTGGCGCAGGCACAAATCAAGATACAATCTTTGTAGTTGATTTGAATGAAACCCATCTATGGGAAGAAGCAGCCGCACCAACCTATGTCACATTTGAAGAACCAAATGGCAAGGTTGCAATCAATATCGTTCTATTTGGTATGTCAGCATTTACCGCAGAGCGTTATCCAAAGGCTGTTGCACAAATTAACGGTACAGGTTTAGCAACACCAAGTTTCTAAACTAATAAGTTTCCAGGCCGCTACCCTTCCAGCGGCCTGGATTCTAACTATGATCGGTATTTGAAGAATGGAGTTTGTCTAATGTCCCAGGGCAATACAGAATTTGGATACCGATCATGGCTATA